TTTTGCTCTCGATGCAGCGGCACTGGCCTGCGTGCGTCAACGCTGTCGACGACCGACGAGCTGGCCGAACTCAACACCACCACCAACACGCTATGACCTACCCCGACTATTACGGCCGCCCCACCATCACCCCCCAGCCGGCCAACGGCAAAACGCCCACAGCAAACGAACTGCAAGTAATGGCCACGATGTTCGGCCTTGAGGTGAACGACTGGGCCGCGCTGACCTGGCTGGTGGGTGCCTGCATCACTGCCTACGGGGACGGCGCCACTCCCACGCCTCCAGACGACGGCGAGCTGCCCGAGGAGGTGGCGGCGCTGATCCCGTGGCTACTGGAGGAGGCCGCGCAGGCTGCCAACGCTGGCCGCTCCACTGCAGCGGGCCTCCTCACCCTCGCCGCGCAACTGCTGGGTGAGTTGCCGAGGGAAGGGGATTTCGATGGTAAAACCCTGCTGCAGGTCAACTGTGGCAACTCAGGCGAGCTGGAGATCGCCCTTAATCCTCGCCGTTGGACTCGGGCTCACCACGACGCTTGGCACAGGCATATCCCCGACGTGCACAAGGCTTTTGCCGCGCTCCTTGATGTTGCCAAGCAGCGCACAGATCCCTCCGCCACCCACTGCCTCCCCCCCCCACGCCCTGCCCCTGCCGGCTGCGCCGGGGGGGGGGGAATGAGCGACACCATGGAGCAGGACGATGGTTGAGGACAGCTGGAAGGAAGGCGACGACGGCGTGATGCGGCCGGTGATCAACACCACCATGCCGCCAAAGGCTGTCGCATCGGCCGCGCTGCGCTCTGCTGCCCACACCATCAACCCCGGCTGGACTGCTGCCGACTGCATCGCCCACCTGATCTTGCTGGCAACAGAGATCGAGGGCACGCGGTGAGACAACAGTGTGAGAATTGTGGTCGCAATGGCCACTGCAAGGAAGCCTGCCGTACCGGCTACGGCAGGCGGAGACGTTATTGGTGCTCCTGTGGCAACAGGTGGACGGTTCACTTCTCGCACGAAGAAGAAGCTGCCTACATGGAGTCTTCACAGCGCTTGGCGCATCAAGAAAGGAAGCTTAATGAAGACAGCGTGCGCAAGATCCTCACATCAGATGAGAATGATGGTACACTAGCGAAAGCGTATGGTGTAACCCGTTCGCTTGTTGGTCGCATCAGGACAGGGAAAGTTTACGCTGATGTTGCGCCAGAACTCCAGCGACGGCAGCCCCAAGTCCACGTCATACCAACCTGCATGAACTGCGCTCTGTTCACCGGCAACGAACCCAAGCCCTGCAGCTTATGTCTTCCTGAAGCCACCAGCACCGCTGCAGCAAGGTGGTGCGGCAGCTTCTATCCTGCTGAGGGTGAACCTGAACTGGAGGCCAGTTGAAGTCATGGCTACCCTTCACGATTGTTACGTCGATGGCGAAAACGACTGCCGCCTCTACAGCGCCTGTGGGCCCGCTGTTACTGTATGCCTTGAACGTGAAGACGGCTCGCTATGGGCTGGCAACATGGAGTACACGTCGAGAGTGAACTTCTGCCCGTTCTGCGGCTTCAGGGCGCGGAATCAGATCGTGTTTGGAGAGCAACCATGACCCCCACAGACTGGGAGAACGTCGCCAGCTGCGCACGGTTTCGGCACTACAGCGCCTTATGGGAGGACCACATTGACGACTGCGAAGATGACAGCCGGCGGGCTCGTGACGAGTGGGAATCCTGGCAAGCCGCCCAAGCGCTCAGCGGCCGGACGCCGTTCTAACTGAACAACCATGTCCACTGCTCGCCGCCTGCATCCCACCGCGGATTGAAGTTTTTGAAGCTGTACCGCTGATCACGCCCTGCACCACCCTCCTGCCGGGCCCAGCCGCCGTTCACCAGGTCAAGCTCACCGTAGGGGTCGTGGACATGCCACGCCGGCCGGGGGCCACCGTCGAACCCGTGCAGGGTCACATAATGCCCGCCGCCTGATGGTGCAGACACCGGGCCATGATGCAGCACGCCGCAGACCACCGGCAGCCCGGCCTTGATCTCGGCTTGCGCCTGCGCCACGGTGCACCGCTTGGTGAACCGTGCCCGCACCCCCAGCTTTGCCAGCGCCTTCCGGTGCGTCTCCTGCACGGTGGTATCGCCGAACTGCCGCACGATCCGCAGGTAGTCCGTATCGTCCTTGATGCCTGGCACACGCAGGAACCGCAGCGCCATAGCAATAGAGCTCGTCTGGCACTGCCGCCACCCCTCGGGGCCATCCGTGGGATCAACCTGGGAAAAGAAAGGAAAGCTCTCCAACCGCCACCCGCCGCCGATGGTCGGCACTAGACGCCCCGATGCGACTGGCGGAAGCGGCGCTGCGGGGCTGCCAACACTGCGCCACAGATCCGTGACCTCCTGCCGCTCGCCTTTCGTCAGCCGCTGCACGATCAGTTCATCGAGCCGTGTCAGCGACGCGAGCTGATGGGGCGTCAGCCGACCCTGCCGCGCTGCCTGCTCTGCAACTGCTCTGGCGCTGACAAACGTCACAGCTTCTGTATCCTGATCACCACTGCCTCAGTGTTCCCAGTCGCCAGGGGAACCATGCGGCAGCTGCTGCTGGGCCATGTATAAACCGCAGGATGAACCGCTGAGTGTGTCGCCGACTTTCTACGGGCTGACCCCCATCGGCTGGATGATCGTCGGTGCGGCGGCCCTGTTGTTCGCTGGTGGCCTGACCCGTGCCGGGTTGTGTGAGTATCGGGCGAAGGAGCCAGACCAGTGCGCTGAGGCATGGTCGAGCTTCCACTCAGACCTCCGCACCTCTGGCTTGGGCATCGGCGGGCTGCTTGCCCAGTCGCCGCTCTCGGCCCTGATGAACTTGGCCAACAAGCGACAGGTGACCCGCCGTCGTTGGCTCAAGATTCTGTAACGATCAGCCCAAGAACAATCATGTGCTCTCGGTATGAGGCACGAATCTCCTGAATGTACGGATCTAGCTGCAGCGCTGCCGTGCCGCTGATGGCTTTGACCCCTGGTTCATCGTCGCCAGTGGCCCCCGGCCAGCCATCAGGTGTCCCATCGGTGGCGAAGCCGCAGAAGCCATGAAGCCGATCCTGGGCGTGAAAACCGGAAGCGCCGAGGATGATCTCGAACTCGAAGCCCCACCACGGAACCGGATCGGCGTGAAAATCGACCATCTCGGCCTCGCCCCACGCGATCAGGATCGGAAGCGCCATGGCGGTAAAGACGGTTATCTCATTGTTGCCGGTCACGGTCGGGTTCTGACTGCTGGCGGCGGCTGGTTCTGATCGATCGCTTGGCGATTGAGTCCCACGCCGGCCAAGGCGAGGAGTGCGATGATCACTGCAGCCCACTGGCCTAGGGTTGTAAAGGTGAATTGACTTGCAGCCCTGCGACCTTTCGCTTCGTTCTCATCATTTGAAAGTCTGTCAACCTTTTCCGAGAGTATGCGAAAGTCATCTTTTGTAGCAACGTTACCTTCAAGGGCTAGCTGTCGTTCCTCTAATCGCTCCACTCGGGCCAGGAATTGGGCAGTCTGCTGGTTTTGTGCGTTAATGGAACTCTGAAAAACAATAAACATCCCCTCAAGCTTGGCCAGCCGGCCGTAAGCGCTGTTGTCCTCGTCGCGAGTGAAGATGCCCATGTTCGCTAAATCATCGGAGGAGAGGACTTGAGCGAATGGACTGCCGGGAGGACGCTCTCTGTGCCGAGCGCCGCAGCGCCGAACAAAAGGCCGATGACGTTGGTGGCGACAGCACCCCAGTTCACAAGGTTGTGATCTTCGTTGGTCACATCAGCCACCGTTAGCTGTCGGTTCTGCAGCATGGTTCCCCACGTTTCTTTACGATTGCAGCGTCGTGGACTTGGTGCTATGGCTGTGGTGGTGTGAGCGTGTAAGGGAAATTTATGCGCAGCCTGGCTTATTGTCGGAACTGCTGCCGCGTGTCATGGGTCCGACAGTACCCACGCAGACCCGTTCCAAGTTTTCAAAGGCTTCTCAACCCAGGCGCTGCCGTTCCACACCTTCACCGGCTTCGCCACCCACGCGTCGCCGAGCCATACCTTTATTTTTCCGCCGGTCGGCGCCCCCTGCGGGGCGAGAATTGGTAGACGAATCCGTAGCGACATCAGCCAGGCCCCCTCAAGACAGGGCGGAATTGGTATGGATGGCCCAACACCAGGCTGTGCGCCATGTTGCCTTCAATCTTCTGTTGCAGCCATGGTGGATGAGCGGCGTGATAGATAGCACCAGCGGCAAAAGCGTATGGACCTGTGTTCGCGGAGCCTGAATCGCCAAGAATGGCGAAGAGTGTCGGGTTAGTGGCGCTAAAGTTTCCTGCGCTACCAGAACGTGTACCGGTTGCAGTATTCACGCCGTTCTCGCTGATGGTTGCGTTATTGGTTGTACTCAACGCATCAAAGCGAATAGCAACAGTTCTAAATTCCGAGAAGCCAGACGTCAGACCAGACGCAAGAATTAAGCTTGTGTCCGCGTCAAGCCTACGAATAAGCGACGAGTACCCTGTACCTGTGGATTGAGTGCTGGAAAGAGTTAGCCGTGCTGGACCTGTGCCACCAGTTATGAAAACCAACGACCTGTTTGCAGAAATGGTGTCTGCCGTGGCGCGTGCGATGACGTACATTGTGACGCCTGGCGCGTTGTTGAGAAGCCCTGTGGTAGCGGCAGTTGTCAGCCTCATACCGCTGCCGTTGCCCGTGGCGACCGGCTTGCCGTTCAGTGCGTTCGTCGTGTACGTGGGGCGGTTGGCACTGGTGCTCTGAGTCACAATGTAGCGGCCAGTGGTGTCGGCGAACGAACTCACCGCACCAGAGACGACCGTGACGGTTTCGGGACGCGCCATGTCAAGTACGGCCTGGGGCTGCGCATCAAGCAGGTCCCATAGGCGCCGCTCGATGTTGGCCTGGTCCGTGAGCGTCGTGCCCCGTGGCATCAGGCGATGTCCTCGCCGTATGGAATAACGGTCACTGTGTTGCCGCTGGCGTTGAGGGCAGCGCCAGAGTTGTTGACCAGCACAAAACCATCCGCGAAAGGATATAGCCTGGCCATCTCGACGATGACCTTTTTAGTGCTGGTGGTTGTCGTCAGCGCCATGGTGTAGCTTTCAAGGGAAAGGGTGACATCTTCGGCCCCAGAGTCATGCCCCACGTAACGCAGTGTGATGCTGCCGCCAGTCGTTGGGGAGATGCTCCCCAACGAAATCACAACCCGCGCATAGAGATTGCGGGCCGTGCTGTTGTCAAACGTCATCACCGCCGATGTGGCGTTGTTGGCGAGGCTGTTCAGTGCGGTCCCGGCGATTGATGTGCCGGCAGCTGGTGTTGACCACTTAGCGATAGCCATATCAGTTACCTGCCCGGATTTGTGCAATCGTGTCAGGTGTTACCGGGATGCCAGTGTGCTGTTCCCAAGACTGCGGTCGAGCCGACTGAGCCATAATCAGCGGCACTACGGCTGGATTTATCAGCCCAGCGGCTTCCAGCGCATTAACAACCTGATTGAACAGACTCGCCACGGCTGGATCCGCGAAGTCAATATCAGAATCACTGGCCTCACTCAGTACGCCAAGTGCAGTCATTGCTAAGGCTCTCAGGTCCTGGTTCGGGTTGCTGGGCTCAGCGGCTATGAGTAATCGTGCCCAGTCTAAGGTCGGTTGTGCAAGCAGAGTGTTCCGAATGAATCGCGCCGGCACTGGCGTGAGACGCGGGGGGAGGGTGGCGTCGTCGGTCGTCAAAATCTCAAGGATTTTCCAGTCGGGAACGTTGGCAGGATCGCCCCCAAACTCCGGAGTAAGAGCAAGGTTTTGAGCCAGTTCGGTAATCTTGTCAATCAGTTGGGTGGGGTAAGTCATGGGAAGAAATTAAGGGAATAGGATCGTCGGGCTAGGCCTCAGGTCGTATCGACCCACAGATCCCCAACAGCAGGAGTACTGGGCGCAGTGGCGCCCACGTTGATTTCGCGTAAGGCACCAGATTTCAAACCAAGGTTTGCTCGCGCCGTGACCGGGTTGTCGAGGTTGGCGAGGTTGTCTGTTGCGTTGAGCAGCAGACGCTCAGTCGCTGTCGAGTCCCGATACCGCAGACTGTTGTCGATCCGGTAGATGTGGCCAGCTGCAGGCGTTGATGGCGCGGCACCAGGCAGTATTAGCGAGGCGTCGACCGCTAGTTCAGTCAGGAACTTTCGCGCCATCAGCCGAGCAGCACCACGCGATAGGCATTAGATGCTGGCGCCGTTGCAAACACCACCGTCACGGCATTAACGCTGGTGCGCTGCACGTCAACCTCCACGTCATCATAGGTGCCCGAATTAGGAAACACGCGCACGATCACATCGCGGGTGCCGTAGTTGTGAGTGAGCGTGTAGCTGGTTGCGCTGCCGTCGCCTACATTCGCGACGCTTTTGCGGATTCGCCCCGACCAGTTTGCCAGCGTCTGAGGCGAAACCGCCAGATCGACTGCAGTACCGGCGTCTACCTCGGGTTGCGTCGCCAAGCGCATGATGCCTGACTGCGTAGTGCTAGCGGCGGGTGCACTGGTGCCCATCACGGTCCAGGTCACCGCAGTGGTGCCTAGCGTCCCGTTCACCGCCGTCTGCCGGTACGTCACGCCAGCGCTGGTACCCTCCTCCACTGTGCTGGTGGCTTGCTCCAGCTCTGGGAAGGTGCTGGCATCAAGTGCCCGGGTCATCGCTGTCGATGCGCCGTTCCACACGTAGATGCCGTTTTCGGCGCCTGCCGTCTGCGCACGCGCCAGCACCCGATCGCCGCTGGCCATCGTGATGCCATCGATCGTCGCGCCAGGGCTCGACAGGCTCAGGTTCGACTGCGTCGCAACGCGACAGGAATCTTTCCAGGCCAGTCCTTCAACGGCTGAATCGACGTAGGCCTTGTTGGCTGCGTCGCCCGCGCTGGCAGGCGCCGGAATGTTGGTGGGCCGAGAGACCCCCTGAAAGTCGAAGTCGGTGAAAATTGAACGGGGCATGGTGTCCTCAGATAAGGCGAGCTAGACCAGCGGTAGCTGGGTTCAGTGTGACGACGGTTTGATTGATGCTTGGATGCGCAATCTCTGCATCAATCTCCTGCATTCCAGTGTTAAACAGTTCAACACTGGGGTACCTCCCCAGGTTGTGGTTGATTGTCCAAGTTGTTTCTGGCGTAGGTTGTGAATAGACATAGGCAACAAGCCCCCCACTTACTACATCAGGTGTTACCAGGTCGTATACATATGGCTCAGCGCCAAGCTTCCGCAAGAACTTGCCAGCATCATCCGCCCCGGCCGGCAACCCAACACCAGGAGGCCCCGGCGTGACAATTTTGATGACCTGCGGGCAGCTCATTCCTCGTCCCTCCGTGATGTCCGCAGCGCCACCGTCACAGGGCCAGCGGCTAACACGTGGTCATCAGCGACAGCAGCACCTGGGGCAACCATCAAGCAGTCGTAGCGATAGGTACGGCCGACCTTAAGAGCGTTGACCGATGCCTCCGGGAACACGAGCCGCACCACGCCAGCCTCAGCGTCAGCGTTAACCGTCACCGGCCACACTGTGCGGCCTTTCACGTCACTGACGGTCGCGTTTACGTCCCAGCCAGGGAAAATCCACGGCTCCGTCGCGGCTGTATCTTCATACAGCTCCAGAGTGAGCAGGGCATCAATGCCCTGCTCCATCTCCCAGGTGTGGTCAGTGACCCATGCCATGCCTCAGGGTTCCCCGCCCTCCCACGCTTCGTCCACGCCGGGCGTGGTGGGATCGTCTGCAACGAACTGGCCATCACCGTCTCGTGCACGCACTCTCCGCCGCCTTTTGTCAGTGGGCTCTAGCGGCTCAACATTCGCTGCGGGGACAGTTTCCAGGGGCGCCACAAGCGGCACCGGCTCGCCTGGGAACAGCGGCATAAAAGGTTCTAGGTTCATGTTTGAACTTCAATGGAAAAGGGGCCGCCGTAGCGACCCCATGAACGTGACGTGTCGCCCTGACTCAGAGATGAGGATGGATCTGGATCACATTCCCGGCGCCGGCAGGTACTGCGACGCCATTGGTGACGGTACCAGTGGCAGAAGCCGAAGTGACGTTGGCATTCGTTCGGGCAAAGTCAAACGTGGTGCCAGTCACCGCAGTAATGGTGTAGGTGCCTGAGAAGACGCTGTTCGAGCAGTTGATCGTAACGCTCTCACCAATTTGGAGGGTATGGGCGCCAACCGTGACCGTGGCCACGTTGGATGTGAGAGCAACGTTGGTGATCGACAGGTTGCCGCTGCCTGGGAATAGCCTTACACCCTTCACCCGCACATCGCCGGTGATGGTGGGGCTAGTGGCGGCCTTTACCAGCCGCTCAACCTCGGGACCGGTACGGCCGAACTCGACGGGACCTTGGCCATTGAAGACGATGGACCCGAGAGTAACCCAGTTGGGTGCGGTGACATCACCGACCACGCCACCACGGGCGATGTGCGCGGCCTTCACCAGATACCCGCCAGCGGCGGAACTGGTGGCGCCGTGACCGACGACCTTGAAAAACGGCACCCGGTTAAGCCTGAAAGACATCTCCCGAGCCGATCCGGTGCGAGTTTCAGCAGCGCGATCATCCCACGGCCCGACATAGCCGAGGAGGATTGTTTCAGCATCCGTCTTGTAGGCGGTTTGGACAGCAAGTCCGATAGCACGAGTCATGGCAAAAAGGAAGCGATAGAATTAAAGTTGTGGGGCTCAGAGCACCGCTTCGGCGTTGGTGATGTTCTTGATCTGCACCACTGAACGGCTGTGCTTGAGCGCGAGGCCCAGACGCCAGCGGATGCGGGTCATCACGAACGGGCCGGCCGAGCCTTCGGCGAGGTCGTAGATGCTGATGCCGTATTGACCACGGACCTGACCTTGCAATCCCGTGAGGTAGTTATCACCAAAGGCCACCAGGTAGATGCTGGTGGTGTTGTTGGGTTCGTCGAATCCCTGGATTAGCTGTCGTCGGCTGTCGACATCTGTTGGGATGATGATGGAGGTGCCGTAGGTGTCGCGCTGGATCCCGTACTGATCCATCATCCGATCAACGTTGCTGATCGAGGTGTTGGCTTCAGACCGGGTGATGATCCGGCGCATCGCCTTGCTGCAGATGATGTAGGACTGAACGCCGGGGGGCAGTTCGTCCTGTGCTTCCTGCAGGGCCTTGATGCTCAGCGGGCCGGCGGTGGCGTGATTGAGAATGACCTGACCGGAATCCTTAACCAGGTTTTCAAGACCGTTGAAGGTACGACCGCCATTGGCAGATTCCGATCCCTTGATGAACGTCCGCTCGTAGTCGATTCGCATCGACTGAGTTTTCATGTTCACCTGGTTGGCATGTTCGCTCATGCCGTACTGCTCGATAAGTCCGACGTCGGTTTTGACGGAACCGCCGAACTCTTTCATCGCAGCGGACTGGGGATCAACGTCTCCGAGGGAGCCGTCGAAATCCTCGTTCAGTGCGCGGAAACCGCCATCGCCGAGGTCCCCTTGGCGGTTAAAGAAGATGCCACCACCGTTAGTCTCCGCCTGCGGCACGAGGCCAAACAGGGGGGAATTGGTGAGTTCGGTGATGACGTCGAGAGCCTGGGCGTTCTCGGGTGTAGCTTCAGCAGATTCAAGGAACTGCTTTGTCTGCAGCAGATTGGTGGATGCCATTGGAATAGGCAGGAAAGGGTGTGCGTTCCCTTCGGCCTCGCGCCTTACGGGTTGTGGCGACATCCGTGGGCATCACGCCGTGGGCTGTTCACCGGACCCGCAAGCTGCAGCTCGATGGCATCGCGCCGTTTGAGCTGCAGCCCTGCGGTGTCCCGGCAGTGTTCCCTGTGGCTCAGCTGGGGCTGTTCCAGGCGAGGTCGCGGCGCTGCCCTGGAGTGAGATCCTTGAGGGCAGGGAGGTTGCGACCGCTGGGGCCACGGCTGCTGGGCATGCCGGACCCTGAGCCCATGGCGGGCTCAAAGAAGGTGCCGATGACGGCGGATTTATTGGCTAGCTGCTTCATCCAGGCGTCGGGAGCGATGCGGCCCTTGCCATCGGGGGACTGGATGGGATCGTTCTGGGCGTCAACGACATAGAGGTCGCCGTTGTCGTCAATGCGGAGGTGCTTTTCGCCTACCAGGGCCATGAAACCATCGAGGAAGGAGCGGCCGTCATCGTCTGCGCCGCTGCGGCCTTTGGCGAGGGTGAAGGCATTTTGGGCGAGGGTGCGGGTTTGGAGGCGTATGCGTGCTTGCCGTTCACGTTCGGCTTCCTGCTTGGCTTCGGAGACCTGATCATTGGCCTTCTTCTCCAGCCGCATGCGTTCAGTGGCGGTGAGAGCCTCGCGTTCGCGGAGTTCGCGTTCTAGCTGCTCGGCCTTATCGGTAGCCTGCTTGAAGACTTTGGGATCAATTCCTTCAACCTGCTTGAGGCGTCGTTCGGCGGCCTTCAGTTGATCCCGGAGCTTGGTGAGGGTTTTCTTGCCGCCTTCACCGAGGGCTTCGTCGTCGTCACTGTCGTTGTCACCAGCAGGAGAACCGCCGCCACCATCGCCTTCGCCGTCACCGTCCTGAGTGATGGTCGGATAGATGGAGCGGAGCATTTGCTCCAGAAGTTCGCGTCCCATGAGCCGCCGGCATCGCGCCGGGTTAAAGGCTCTTCAGTGTTCCCCTCTGCCCTTGGTGGCCCTTTTGCCGGCGGATCAACGCCATTCGGTTGGAGGCCACGCGGAGCGCGAGGGCTTCAAGCAGGGCATCCTCCTTGTCTTCGGTGTCTGGGGGTGCTGGCTGGTTCATGGTGTCAGGTCGGCATTGCTGAAGCCAAGTGCTAGGAGCTGCTGGCGGCAGTATGCGGGTTCGCCCCAGTCCCAGGCGTAAGCCGCTTTTTGATAACTGAAGTCAACGTCTGCTAAGTCTATGCGACGAGTTGCCCGCCTAAAATCAGATGGGTCTAATTGTGTAGTGCTTGTGGTTGGGATGTTCATAGTGCTATCAAAGGTGATGAAGGACTGTCCGGTTGAAGCCCTTTCCTGAAAACCGTTTGTCGGGCAGCTTCCGGGAAGCACGCAGGGCGCCAAGAGTTTGCGCGCCGTTGGCGCACTTGCTAGATATTCGGATTTTATAGTAGCATAATTATTGCTACTTGAAGGCGGGTTGCCTCTATATGAGGACAGAAACGAGTAGACGCCTGGAGTAAAAAAGCCTGTTCCATCGCCTCGGTTATAGTCTGGATATAAGCCAAAAGATCTGGACATGCCGTAGGAATATAGCAACGGGATTTCAACAAGTGCGTCTCGGATTCCACCCCCAACAAAGGGGCGATTGACAAATTCTGGTTTGATGGGGTCATAAGGTATTCGGCTTGGCTGGGTGCCTCGCTGTGTGAATGCCTCCCTAAGCGACCCTAAAGAAGCCCTTAATGCCCCAGGGGCAGCGATCTCTCGCACAGCATTGTCGGAAACAAAAAAGCATTTTAGTATTGTCACCTCTGGAGCTGAAGTGGTTCCTTTTTGCATCACCTCGCTTGCTAAAACCTCACCGCCCTCTCCCCAGGTATAGTTTATTTGTAACTTATAGTGGTAGCGACTTTCATTAGAGCGGTTGCTATAAACAAAAATGCAAGCTTTCTTGCTTACAGGCAAAACAAGATAAACTTTGTCGGTTTGTTTGCCAAAGGTGCCGATGATCTGAAGCCTCTCTGTTCCATTTTGCCCAATGTTGTTAGGGTCAAATGTATTGTCCGCGTACACTTTCACGTTACCGCCGCCAGCTGTGCCGGTGAGTTGTATATCAGTCCATATTGGCCCCAAATCGGGTTCTGGATAATTAAAGTCAAATGTCAGTGACGCTGTTTTGCTTGCATTCCGCACAGTGGTTCGTTCCGTGACAAGTCCTGCTGGCGACAAGATGAACTCTTCCCCCCACACCACCGGCACTACGTTGAGATCCCCCAGCGGAATTGCCGCCGGCTCCGGTCGCCGATCAGGCGCCACCGGGCTGTAGTACCGGCGCCGCGCTGGCTGCTGAACCTTCAATGCAGTAGCTGCCGATTTTCTCTCCTTGTTCCGCTTCCGGTTCGCCAGGATCCTGGCCTTTACCATCTCCAGGATGGCATTCGGAACGCCTTGTACGTCAACAAACAGTGTCAAGCGAGAATCCCCTGCCCGAGCTTGGTTGTGCCGCCCCTGGACTGCCCAGCTGCCAGCGCCTGTACACCAGAGGAAGCCTCAATCGCCGTAAGCTTTGGCAATCTCGTGGTTTTCACAACTGTTCCAGTTTGTGCTGTTGTTGACAAGTTACTAGCAGTTAAAGCGAATGTGAAGCTATCCCATTCAGGCACTGAAACCACGGTGCGTGTGCCATCAAAGACGTTCTGCGTTGCGGCGTCAATCACCACGGAATCACCCACTTGGAAGCCATGCGGCGTGGTTGTGACCACCGTGGCCACGTTGCTGGTGACCGCTACTGACTCAATCGCCAAGGTGCTGATAGTGCTGAGCAGCAGGCAGCGATGCGTGTAACTGAATCCGGCGCCGGTTGCCTCAAAGCTCCAGGTGATCGTTGATTGTTCCCACCGCCCGTTGTTGGTGTTCAGCGCTCCACCACTGAGCACGCCAGTAACAGGAGCGTACCCACCACCGCTCACTTCAGCCGCTATCCACGCCGTGGCCAGCGATGCAGCAGTCAGCAGACCGCTGGTGTCATTCGCCAGGAACATGCGATAGCCCAAGCCATTGAATGTCGTAGCAGCCTGTCGTTCCAGCTCAGCAGTCGTGTATTGAAGTGGCATGCCATGTCTAGCCGTTGATCACAGTCAGTGTTCCCTTGGACTTAAGGCGGAGCGTTTTTGTACGGGTGATCAGAGGGTAGGACGGATTGGATTGCCCAGCGGTGGGCTATATCGCCTTCAAGATTGCGTACTTCGGATTCACTGGTTGCGGCCTTCTTGAATCGGATTTCCGCCAGATCCATCTCTAAGTATAGTTGGTAAACCGCGTCACCTGCTATAAAGATTTTGTCGCCGGTATAAGAGGGCGCAATGTATGGGTTATTTCCGCAGGAAACACTAGAGCTTGCGCCACCATTAACGTAAGCTGTAAGCGTATTTGATCCATGCACAAGCGTAGCAATGACCCAGCGACTACTTGAGCTTATTGGTTTTGTAATTGTACTGTAAGAGCCATTTCCGCTAATTTCGCCATACTTGATAAACGTTAACTGTTCACTACCGGGCCCCGTTGGCGCGTCGAGGAATACTGTTAGATTATCATCGTAGCTGTAAATAACGTTTCTACCGCCTGCCGGGATAACAGCGGGATAACGAAATGCCATCACCATCGTACCGGCTGACCCCGTAAAGAGATCGCTAAGCACTGTTTCGTCATCGCTTATCATGTAGTCAGGAATGCCACCAGCGCCATCAAATTGCATTAAATTCAGTGAGTTCTGTGTAGCCACGCCATAGGACATATCTCCAGCATTAAGGAATGCTAAGTTAGAGCCGACCCTGCTGTTCCATCTGTTTATGTTGCTTGAGTTGTTGTACAACACAACGCTACTGGGTGTTCCCGCGTCAAACCATCCATCCGGCACCCATGTAAGATTAGCTTCGGTAAGCGTAAGCATAAAGAACAAATCCTCGCGAGCATAATCGTCAAGCGATATAACAATAGCTAACTCCTCGACTTCTATGTCTTCTATTGTTATTGCCACAACCACATCCTCGTTTCCATCGTCAATCGGCAGCAGGCTATAAGCCGTCTCGACCTCGCTGATCGTGATCAACAGTGTCGCTTGATCGGCTTCAACAGGAGTGAACGGCCTGAACAGGTACGCGGGATCCCGGAACTCCTCAAACGCATCGGTCCCGTTTGTCGGCAACAATGCCCAGATCCCACGAGGCCGCGCTGCGTTGAATCCGGCCGGCGTGGCGATCGTGTTCGCCGGAACTGGGCCGCTGCTCACGGTCGGGGCCCCCACCGCAGGCAGCCCCGCCAGGTCCACCATCGCCGGCACCCACGGCACAACCCGTTCGGTCGGCACCCGCCCAGTGGCGCCGCAGAGGATCCCGTCACAGGACACCACCAGTTGATCCGCATCCCACTGCCAAGACGCACCATCCGCCAGAAATTGCGTCTCGAGGCCGCCGGCACGCACATAGAACGGCTTCAGTGGCTCAGTGGGTAGCTGCCACGCCTCCACCACCACGTTCGACCCGTAGGCGGTGCCGTACCGCAGAGCGTTCTCAAGTTCGGCCAGCGACTGGGCCTGTTCCCGCACGCCGCCAGGCACCAGCCACCGCCGAACCACGCCACCAGGCCCCACGTCAACCGCCACCGTGTCGTCATTGGGGAACGGCAGATCAAGCTCGGTGCTGCGGATGCTGTCCGCTGCCGTGGGCTGCACATTGGACAGGATCGTGCTGCCGAACACCTCACCGGTCTCCACCCATGCGGTGCCGGTCCAGGCGTACTCGATGCCAGTGTTCGGATTGATGTACGTAGGCCAAGTGGTGCCAGTGTTCGACCAGCTGGTGCCGCTCCAGATTCGCTCCACCCCGGTGGCCGCCACCACGTATCGATCCCCTGGATCCGGCGATGTGGGATCGGCATCGAGATAAGGGAGCCAGGCGGTGCCGCTCCAGATGTAGAGGATGCCTGTGTGGCCATTGCGGTAGACGGCCCCCGCTGCCTCCACCGGATAACCGCCTGGCGTAGGGGTGTAGGGCTGCCAATAAGCGCCATCCCACATGGTGGCCTGGCCAGTGCCTGAGTTGATCCATGTGTCACCGACATCTGGATCCTCCGGTGGGTCTGGCGTGAACGGCGTCCACACATCACCGTCCCAGACGTAGGGGGTATCATTGCCGGCATCGATCCAGGGATCACCAGGCTGCGGATCAAGAGGCGGATCCACAGTTGGCAGGCCCCAATCCTCGTAAAAGCTGCCGACACCACCATCACCACCACCATCACCACCACCGTCACCACCGATGGGAATGAATCCTTCAAGCGGCTCAAAGCCATCGGGCTTTACACCAACATTGAACAGTGACCGTGCTTCTGGCGGATCAAAGGCCAAAACAGGATACCCGGCTCCTCGAACAAGTCGATCTCTTGCTTCGTCCTGCTCACTTGGTCTGAGTTGAACACCAAAATCACGGCCTTGCGTGTTCTGAATCCTGGTGCCGTCGCAGATAAAAACACTCATATCAGCAATTAAGGCAATAATGTCGCTGACTGATTCGGCCTGCGAGGCCAACGCACGAGCTAGCTGACTGCCTTCATGAGTTTGCGACCAGGCTATGTATCGAGTAGCCAGAGTCTTGGTGCCACCCATTGCTTCGTTTACTTGGTATTCTGTGACAACTCGACTAACATGCACTAGATCATTAGAAAGCTCTACGGGTACGCCATTGATCACGTACTGCTCAATACCCATGCCGCCCACAAACATAAACTCTGATACATACTCATCTACAATTTCTTGCTGAGCCCTTGGTCCATCGGGGCCAATGGTGTAAGTGATTTGAGTTTTGGTGACTGTCCATGCCTCAATGCCCAAGGCAGGAGAAATCCCGTTTTCTAAGTAAGATTTGCACAGTGTTGGATTTGCCGCCGCAAGAATAGAGATAGTTACTCCCTCTCGACTGCTGACTACATCGGCCTGTCGCTGTTCGCCTGACTGGCTATCTGTATAATTGAGTGTAATGTACTTTGTTATAGTGCGAGAATATGGTATGTAGCCGGCAATCTTCTCTTTTTTCGTGCCGTCATTGTACTCGATTCTTGCCCTTGACGGCGGCGAGATTGTCTCATCGATCTCGAAATCGCGTCTTGCCATCAGAACGTGCTCCCTTCAGGCAGCAGTCGCGGTGCGCCGACGCTCACCGCCAGCACATCACTGCTCGGTGTCACTCCAGCAGGCGCTGGGTCGCCCATGGTCTCTGGCACCAAGGTGGCGGTGTAGCGCACGGTGACGCTCTCGCCCATGCCTTCGTTGTTGCCGATCGGCGACACCTCCACCAAGAACCGCCGGTCGTAAATCGGCCCTACCCCCGGCTCCATCAATACCTTCCGCACCACCAGGCGATCAGCAGGATCCGGGAAACCGATGCACTCGTGGCTGTGCAGCAGATCCTCCAGGATCGCCGTGTAGGTGTCGCCGCTGACCTCCGGTCTCAGGTAGTTTCCCTGCAGAACATAAGAACCAGGGGCGATCACCATGCCCAGCCCCGCGGCGCACCATTCCAGCAGCCTCTGCGCGGTGACCGGTGGCGTGGCATCAAGCTGCTGCTGAGCGCTGAGGGCCTCGTACCAGGCCGGCGGATACTCGGCCGGTCGGAACGGCGCCCGCGGCTTTCGGTTGCCGAGCAGCGTCAGCCGGCAGCCGATCTTCACAGTCGTCGTCCGGCCATAGGGCGTGGTGGATGCTCCCAGCACGTAATGGCGCACCGGGAACCGCGTCAGGCCGCCATGCCACTGGTAGGCCAGTTCCACCCTGGTCCCACGCGGCGGAGAGATCACACCCGCTATCTCAATGTCGCCCTGGTGCCGCAGCAGCCAGGTATCGATCACGTGTTCGCGGCTGGTGCCACCGTTGAGCATCACTCCCAGGTTGCAGACCATGCGGGCCTGCAGGCTGATCACGCGGCTCATGCCAGCTTCCTCAGGTCCACATCAATCAGGTAGCGGGTCACCACCGCACCTCCGGCTGCCCGCCGCTCCTGCCTCATGGCCGGAGCTGATGTGGGGTACCAAGTGCCGCCCGCTGCCAACGTGCTGACCTTGTTGCGGTACCAGGTTTTGATTGCCGGCCACCCTTGCGCGTCTGTGGTGTATCCGCGGATCTGCAACGTGTCCCTGGCCAAAAGGGGGCCACGGATCACGTCGGTGCCGCCTGCACTGGGTTCGACGCCAGGGCCATCGGAGAAGCCTTCTGGCTGCTCCAGGAGGGTGAGCTCCACTCCAGCCAATGTGAAGGTTCCATAGTCCAGTTCCTCATCAGCGGTACGCTCCAGCAGCGCCAGCTCAGCGGCCACCGCCTGCGCCGCATCCACCAGACGGAATGAACAGCGGTATTTGGCGCCGATCCGCGGGGTGACCGGCGCCGCAGAGAACCAGCAGGCCACGTTCGTCCAGGACTCGCCCGCCGCAGCGCCCGTGAACGCCACAGTGGTGCCGGTGGTGCCGGTTGATGGCCCAGGCTCGCCAGCCCGTGCAGCCGCCCATCCTGCAAACAGTTCTTGCAACGACGCGCAGTCATCAGCCAGCAGGATCCCGTCGAATTCCCATTCGCGGGCGACGATGCCGTTACGAACATCAACCTCGTCCCAGGTGGGGGGGAGGACGACGATCCGATCAAGCGTCAGTTCATCCAGAGTGACCGCCATGCCTCAGGTTTCCCTTTAGCTCAGTCTGGTGATCATGTGCAGCAGCTTCCTGCGGTGCCCACCACTGGTATCGGGCACCCGCACGGACCAGTCCTTCCCGGCAAGGTAGGTCACCGCAGCGGTGAGGGTGGTGATGGCAGCCTCCAGCCGCGAGTGCGACGCATCGGGCCTGCCTCCTGGCGCCACCGCCCGGGCCCCCCGCCGGCTGCCACCGCCTCCAGGCAAGATGCCCTGGGCCTGCAGCTTCGCCGTTGTCGCGGCAGGAATCACGACACCATCACTCGGCGCCGTCCAGAGCGAGTTCGCGGGCCTGTTGATCAGCGACAGTTGGCCCGATCTGGACAAGAACGACTCGATGCCCAGCGACCTCATGCCCGGGCCATCATTGATCCGGTACTTGCCGCCTGCCTCCACCCCGCCACCAGCCCACCGGGCACCAGGTAGGCCTGACGCCGCCTCCAGCGCGTCGTAGAACGCCCGGGCACCGTTGACCGCGTTGTTCATATTCTGGTTGAGCACCGCGGCGCCCCTGGCGGCTGCAGTCGTCGCGTCATCAATGCCCGACCCCGCGAACGCTTCTGCGCTGGTGCCCGCCTGATCCAGCGAGCTGCCGATCCCGGCGTAACTGTTGACCGAGCCACGGCCATAGAGCCCCAGCTGCTTAGCGCTCTGCGCCGCAATGCTGCTGCCCTGCGACACCGTGAGCATCCGGCGGCTCAGCTCGCCGAGGATGCCGTTTGACGACGACAACCCCTTGACCAGCTCTTGGGTGCCGACCCCCAGTTCTGAGAACTTCACAGCGGTACGGCCGGCGGTGTTTGCGAGCTCGCCACCTGGCTTCACCGCTTCGGCCAGGTTCGCCTTGAATTGAGCTGTGAATGCTGCAGCCGTCGCCTCGTTCCGTGCTTTCTCGCGCCCAGCCTCAGCGATGGCCTTCTCGATCGGTTGGATCTGCTGGATCAGCCCCAGGCTCTGCTCGCGGATCCCCAGGTTGCCGGCCGCCAGGTCTCGCTCCGCCGCCGCCGCATCAATCGCGTTCTGGTTGCCGCTGGTAATCGCGTTCTGCAGATCCAGCTCCTTCCGCCGCAGCTCCACCCGGGCCTGGTTGATCGCCAGGTTGGCCTCAAGCACCTGACGGCGCTGCGTGAGGTCCAGGATCTGATCCTCCAGGCCCTGCGCCCGTACCAGCCCCTCCAGCCGCGCCCGGGCAGCCTGGGCTTCGACCTGCGCCTGTTGTGCCTTGATCTGGCCCAGTGTCCGCTCCGATGCGCCTCGTTGCTGCGCCTCCTCCAGCTGGGCTGCCAGGACCGATGACGCCAGCGAGTACCGGCTGCTCTCCAGGTCGCTGAGCGCCCTGCTCAGGTTGAGCAGGGCATTGCCGACCTGCAGCTGTGCTTCGAGGGCCCGCACCGGAGCCTCGGCGATCACCTTGTTCAGCTCTCGTTCGGCCGCGATCCGCTGCTCAACAGCCTGGGCCTCGATCTGGTACAGCTGCACCGCCTTCTGGGCGCGTTGCTGCTTCAGCTGCGCATACTTCTCGCTGAGCTGATCCGCCGCCGATGCCTTGACCAGGGCTGCATCGATCAACGCAATCTCGTTGGTGAGCGCAGTCACCGTGGCGGCGTTCTTCTGCACCGTAGCCTGTGCTGCAGTCAGGTTGCCGGCGGCGACCTTCTCCAGCGCGACGGCTTCCGCTTCCAGGACGGTTGTCTGATTGAAGGTCTCCCGTTCCTTCAGAGCCTCGATCACCGCATCGAGGGACAGCTTCTCCTCCCTGGCTGCCCCGGCCGCCGCCCGCCGTGATGCCGTCACCCTGGTCAGGGAGTTGGACTGCACATTGATCAGACCGATTTCAATATCGGTGGCCTTTGCCCGCCGGGTGAGTTCGTCGGCATACTCTTTATCGCCAGCCGATCTGGCAGCACTGGCCCCGTCCAGCAAAGCCTTGCGGTAGGCTGTCATGGCCTCTTTGTTGAGCCGGAGCTGCTCCTCAATCTTGGTCAGTGTTGCAATCTGCCCTTTGTCAAGCTGTTGGCCGGAGGGCATTGCCTTTGCTTTGGCGATATAGTCAGCGGCTGCATTTGTAGCGCTAGCGGCATTAGCAGAGAGCTTATTAAAGGCGTTCTGGGCTTCAACCAGTCCTTGGTTTTTTCGGGCTTCGTCGTAAGCTTTTTTCAGGGCTCCGCCCAGCTTGACCGCACCTTCGATTGCAATGCCGAACGGCGTAGCCCGCAGGGCCTGGCCCACGAAGTCAAGTGCCCCTTTGAGGGCAGCGGCCAGCCCTGGGATAGGAATGATCGATTGCACAAAATTGGCAAGGCCACCACTCGCGTCTTGCATGAAGCGGTTGAACGGCCCTCCAAGCGCCGTAGTATCCGCTAGCGGTACTCCGAGTTTCGTTAGACCCTTTTCCAGTTCATCAATCGGTCCCTTTGCCAGCTCGGTCTCTTTCCACGCCTTGCCCATGATCAACGCATAGCCACCAGCCGCTACTGCCACACCAGCCAATGCGGCACCTATCGCCAAAATCCCTGCGCCCACTGTTCCTGCGGCCAGTCCCTTAAGCACGCCGGACAGACTCAGCAGTGCTTTGCTTGCGCCACCTGCACCTCCGGCAAGTCCGTTCTGCAGGATCGCCGAAAGGCCCTTGGCGTTAGTGCCGGTAGTGGTGGCCACCAGTGATGTGGTCTTCAACCTAACGGCCAGATCCCCGACACCACTTGCCGCACTGATCAGACCTTCAGCCGCGAGCGCCTTGGCGGCAGTCGCCAGTCCACGCATTGAAGTGACCGCCGCCCCAATGTTTGCAGTGTTGATGGAGGTGACAAACCGCCGGGCGGCATCTGCGCCCTTCCCTAGGTCTGCCACCAGATCGGTGCGGATGCTGCGAGCTAGCCCCAGAATCTCGGTTTTCGCTGCTACCACCGCTTCGACCTTCAGTGCTGCCGAGAACGCGGCACTGCCGACCTTCGCTGCGATGTAGGCCGCGGTCAGCACCAGCAGCGCGGCAGCGGCGGCCTTGACCGGCCCGGGCAGCGCCGCAATCGGACCCAGTGCTGCATTCGCCGCTGCGATGAACGGCTGCAGGGCCACGGCGATCACCTGGCCAACGGAATTGCCGAGCGAATCAACGGTGCCCTGCAACTGCTTGACGCTCAGCCCGAACGACTGCATCGCGTCCCGCGCCTTGTCCGTGGCGCCGGCAGAGTTGCGGATGGTGGCGAACATCTTGCCGATCTCGGCTTCCGTTTGGTTCAGCACCGCCAAGAACTTGCTGCCTGCCTCATCGCCAAACAAGGCTGAGCTGAGTTGCACCTTCTCGGCAGTGCCCAGCTCCGCGAATCGCTGCTTCAGCCGGATCAGCACCTGATCCAGGGGCAGCAGTTCACCGTTGGTCTTCGTGATCTCGGCGCCAAGGACTCGCATTGCCTTGCCGAGCTGCTCCTGCCCACGGCCGAGGCCCAGCGTTTCGCCCGACGCCCCGGCCGCAGCTTTCTGGAGCCGCTCCAGGCCGGTGCGCAGGCCGGTGCCCGCCACCGACGCATCGATGCCGGCATTGGCCATCAGGCCACTGGTGGCCGCCAGATCCTCAAGGCTGACGTTCAGCGCCTTCGCCACCGGAGCTGCGTACTGCATCGTGAAGCCCAGGCCCTCGATGCTCGCGTTGCTGCTGTTGGCGGTGTTCACCAGCACGTCCACAACCCGACTGGTCTCGCCCACGTCCAGGGCGAAGCCTCGAAGGGTGCTGCCGACGATCGATCCCATCGAGTCGAACGACGTGCCGGTGGCCTCCGCGCCACGGACGATCCCCGGCATCGCCTCCGCCACCTGGTCGACGGTGAAGCCGGCGCGGACCAGCGCGGTGGCCAGCTGCGCGACCTCCTTGGTGGTGCCTGACGCCTCGATGCCAACCTTGTTCACGGACTCCGCCAGCCGGTCGTAGCCGCCCGCCTCACCGGCAGCCGCCGCCGCCAGGCGCAGCTCCGAATCGAGTTCCGAGTAGCCCTGCACCAGGCGGATCACCGTCTGCAGCGCCCCGGATGCGGCGTTGCCGAGAGCATTGGTGAGCGCGAACGCCAGTCCGCCGACGGCTCCTTCCACCAACGACGAACTGGAGGCCAGGTCGCGGAAGCTGCGGCCCACCTCCTGCAACTTCGGGCCGATGCCACCAATCCCCGCCTTCGCACGCTCAAGCGCCGACACGAACTGCCCCGTCGCCGTCCTGGCGCGGCCCTGTTCGTCCACCCAATACTTCAGGCCGTTACCGGCAGTCAGCAGCTGCTTGCCGGTACGGGTGTATTCCTGCTCCAGCGTGCGGGCGGTCTCGGTGCCCTGTTGCGCCAGTGGGCGGAACACATTTGTCTGGCCTAAGCCCGCCTGCGTGCCAGCCGTCACCCCACCCGCCAGCGCCTTGCCCGCTGCGGTCCCGACCGCCGGTGCACCAGTAAAGCCACGGGTGAGCGCCGATGGCATCAGCTGTTCCAGGCTCGTGCGCACACCACCCGCCAGGCCGGCGCCGATCTGTTGCCCGCCGTTCTGCGCCGGACCTGCAGCGCTCGACAGGCTTGCGGCGATGCTGGAGTTGAGCAGCTTCGACAGCGGCGCCTGCGCACCGGTGCCGATCGCGGTACCCAACTGCTGGCCCGCGCCACTCGCCTTCGACGTCGCAGATGCAAGCGCCGCGGCGATCACTGACGGGATCCTGTCAGCGCCGCCCTGGACGCCCTTCGCCACCAGCGTTCAAAGCTGGGTGGCTGGCGTGCTGGCCGACGATGCCGCACGGGTCAGCTGCGAGCTGATCGCGTTCGGGAACCGCGCTGCGGATGCCTCGATTTCGCGAAGCATGTCGCGGCCGATGCTGGTGCGCTTCGCCGCATCGCTCAGCCCCTTGTCGAGAGCCTTCCCGGCGTCGGCGCCGGCCTTGCCCGCCTGGGCAACCACGCCTTTAAAGGTCTCGATGATTGCGCGATCATCGATGGCACCTGTGATGACGAAATCCTGCTCAGCCATCACCGCCTACCGCATACCCGCAGGGTTCCCGTCAGTCCTCCCAGCGCGTCGCGATCTCAGGGTTGAGCCACTGGATCGCCACCTGGCCCAGGCCGCCGAGGCCATCCGGCAGGCTGTTGTCCGACCAGGTAGCCCCCGGCAGTAGTTGGCAGACGCGCCGCACCACTGCATCGAGGTTGAATCCCACCGTGGGCAGGACCGTCCACTGGGTCACATAGAGCCGGAACAGGGCGCTGGTCTCCTCGCCGCCGGTGCTGAACGGCTTGGTGTCACCGCTCGATGTCCTGGCGATAGTGACCTCCGTTCCTTCCATCGTGGTGCCGTCCTCGCCATCCTCGTTAGCCCACATCACCGACAGGGCAGGGATGGGCTCCGGGGCATCCTTGAGCAGACAGGTGCCGAGCATCGCCATCAGCGCCTCATCGGATTCCAGCAGGTCGTAGATCTCCTGGGCCGTGGTGGGGAGGGTCATCAGAGGATCTCAGCTTCGACGTGCGGCAGGCGACGCCAGGCGAAGCCACCCCACATCTGCACGCGTACGCGTGGAACCTGCGTGAACATCAGGGTGCTGTTGATCCAGGTGAACGGGCCGATGCGCCCGGCGCCGCTGGCGATCCGCATGAACTGATGGGTTAGGCACCACAGAGTTCCCCCCGCCAGGGGAACCCTGTCCCATCCACCCACGACGGCCTCCCAGATGGATCCGATCCAACTCTCGATGGGTCAGCAGTTCGACCAGGAGCGCATGAGCCGCCTGCTCGATGCGACCGATGATCCGCGGGCGTTGCGGGCCATGGCCAAGCAACTGCTGGTGGCATTCTTCACGGCCAGGGCTGCGACCGACTGGGTGATCAGCCAGCAGAAGGCACCTGGTCGCGATCACGAGGAGATGGCGAAGGAGGTGGTTGCGAAGCTCGCGCTCGGTGCCCTGCAGAACCCGCCGGCCGGCGCAGCGGACATGGTGCCTGAGTGGGATGATCCGCTGATCTGAGGGCCTACAGAACAAAGCCCCCGGCGTGAACCGAGGGCTTTGCCGTCCCTTGCATCCCCAGGATCAAGCCTGATGCCGAAGCAGCGCAGTGACCCGACTAGGATATATCATACATTGTGAAGATTTAAGCCAAACGCTCCGTAAAACTTGAGCTCGCTAGTGAACTTCGCCGTGGCGCCAGCAGAGTTGTCTGGGGTGAAGTTGTTGAACCGGCCGAATCCGAAGTGAACCTCGTTGAAGCCGCGAGGACCGATCAGCGCGATCTTCGCCATCAACCCCTGACTTACGTTCCCCTTCTCGCAAAGGCGAAGCAGCTTGTAGCTGGTGGCGTTGAAGTCAATCTTGCCGGCGATCTCCATGCTTGCGGACTTAGACACCGCCTCTGGCTGCTCAAAGCCCTGTGCGATGTCATCCCAGTAGGCCTCGCTTTCCTCCGAGGTTTCGGAGGTCGGAGGGCCGGACTGGATGCCCAGCAGCCGCACCGGGTTGTCGGTGCCATCAAGCTTGAGGTCCCCCCCACCGGTGGCAGTGCCGGCACTCACGGTGGCGGCTGTGATGTTGGTGCCAGCAAGGGCGAAGCTCACGGTGGTCGAGGTGATCGCGGTGACGATTCTGGTGCCGTTCAGCGAGGTGAACGGGCTCAGCAAGCCAGCGACTACCAGCCGGCTGCCCACGGCGAAGGGATGGCCAGTCGGCACAGTCAGCGTGGCGATATTGGTAGCCAGGGCTGCATTGCTGATGGCCAGGGTTTTCTGGTTCAGGGTGATACCGAAGGTCTCGCCAAGTCCGGTGCCGTACTGGGTCACCGCAGCGTTTGCGGCCATCAGGGTGGTGCGATCGATGAAGCCGCCAACCCCCAAACCGGTGCCCGCCGCCTCATGCGTGGAGATCAGGGACAGGTCCACGTACGTGTCAAGGATCGGGACCATGTAGAGGGCGTAGCCGAAATTCCGGGCCATGAAGCGGTGCCTGTGGATCTGCTCGCAGCGTTCCCGTTGCCGTAACCCACGCGGGAACGCTGGAACAACCGCCGCCGCCCCGTGCCTTCGTCAGGTGCCCTGCCACATGGCGTGGCCTACCGGCCTCACACCAGGCGGTGGCCATTCCAGGCCCGGGTGATGGTGCCTGGCAGTGGCCGCTTCTCAATGGGCTACTTTGCCTCGATCCTTGAAGCGGTGAGGGTGGTGCAGGACGCTGAAAAGCTCATCCAGCAAGCGGCAGAGTCGCCTGAGGTAGACAGCAGAGAACTCCTTCAACGACTTCGAGATCTGGCAGCCGCAGCCCGATCTGCTCGCCGTCAACCGAACTGAAGGTGAGCTCCTGGCCGGAGACCTCCGGTTCAGCCAGCAGGAAGCCGCGCCACTGGCCCTTGTCCGCCCATGGCGCCAGCAGCAGGGCCTGGTCGTGCAGTAGGGCCAGCATCGTGGGCACCGGCTGACCCTTGCCTGCACGCTCTAGTTGTGGATCGGCTGCGCAGGCAAACGACGGCAACAGACCCCGGCGCTCCAGCACCAGCAGGGCGGCACCAGCAGGCCCCCAGTCCCGCGGCGGCGCGTCGCTGGCCGCCTGTTGTCGCTCGGTGCCTGGTGGCTTGTGGAGCAGGAAATCGTCAGGTTCGTAGGGCCGCTTACAACGCTGCGAGCTGCGGTTTGTCTCGGCGTACCAGTAGTTGAGCTGCGCCAATCCCAGCCCCTCGTTGTATAGCCTTAGCTGCTCGCGCTCCTCCGCTTGTTCGAGGGCTTCCGCGACGTACTCAAGGCTGTTGTCCCCGAATTGTTCCTGGCTGAACTCTGGTGCTCCTGGGTATGCGGCTCGTGATCGCCAGTAGAGGGTGGCGTAATCGGGTTGGGCGGGAGGCTTCCAACAGCCTCGCGCAACTTTCCCAGGGCATCCTCCAGTTCCTGCAACTGCTGGGCCGGATCCACTACCTCGGTGGTGCCCCCCATCCCCTCGCGATTCCACAGGGCAGCGATTTCGGCGATCAGCTTCTCACTGTCCAGCTCGCGGGTGTCGTCATCCGTCCAATCGCTACAACCATTCAGTCGCGTGCGTATCAGCGTGGTTGCCTGCCTAATGATCAACCGCTCATTGTTCACCGTAGTCCGGTCGCTCAGCGCTTGCACATCTTCGGTAAATTTTACGGCAATGAATGCCTCCATTCCCTCCAGTGGCGGGAACTGTTGCTGCTGCATCTTGAATATCAGCTCACGCACCGCCATGTAGATCACCCCTGATGAAGGCGGCTCGGTGCAGGGGCCTGGATCCTGTTCAATCTTCTGCACCAGGGCCGCCATCTCCAGGAAAATGGCATCGTGATCGTCCACCTCCTGCACCGCCAGGCGTTCATTTATTGACAAAGTGCCCTTAACGCGGAACTTCAGCAGGCCGCGACCCGAGTCTGCATCGCCGATCTCGTGATACCTGACGGTCGGTGCAACCTCGAACGGTAGCTGGCGGGGCATGGAGGGCATCAGCTGATATACCCCAGCGTTCCCCGCCGTGGGTTAGGACTTCTTGAAGTAGACCAGCCATACCTCGCTGAACCGCTTGCCCTTCTCATACGGCTCGATGCCGCTCACCTTCACGGTACCCAGCACGGCGGAAGTCCATGGCCTGGCTGGCAGTAACACCTTCTTAGCCTTCTTGTTTCCCCACGGATAGATCATTGCTCCGTTATGTACTGCTCTGGCGTAACGCGCTGTCCAGCGGTACTCAACCTTCAGGCCGCTGATCTTTGGGCCGGAGTTAGAGCCCTTCAGCACCCCAAAGTCGACGATGTTACGAGGGGATCCTACCGGTTTACCTTTGCTGCGGCTGCCATTACGGCGATAGGTTCTCCCGCGTATAGTCACGCGCGGCCACTGCCAAACCTTGGCGCTCATCGCATCCTGGAAGCGGCCGTTGATCTCCGCAAAGATCGCCTTTGCCGCGTTCTCCGATGCCTTCCGCGCTCTTGCCTCTAGGTTGGTGTTGAAGGTAACTTTCATTATTCAACGTGCGCGGAACGTACCCATCAGGTATTCACCTGCGGCCTCATTGATCAAAGCACCGACGCCACCGGGGCCATAGAACGACCCGATCTGGTCAAGCGTCATGGTGCCCATCTCTGCTCGATCGATCGCCGGCAACTGGGGGATATTGACCAGTGCTGCCTTGATCTCCACATCCCTTGCTGTTAGGCCAGTAGGTCGCAAGCCGCTGTCGTTCCATGTCCATCCGGTACCAGGGTCCAGCCAGTCGGCAGCATCTGGCAACACTGCCCAGCGGGTGATGTATCCGGAGATGGTGCGCGATCTTGATGACTGAACCGTGGTTGCGTTCCAGTCTTCGCTACTGGCCCGTGGCGTAGTGCTGCCTTCGCCAGCGCCCGGCTCAAAAAAGAAGTCGATCACCACGGTTTCGGTCGCAGCATGGCGGAAGCCATCGCGAAGATTGGTGAGGACCTCGGTTGGTCGTTGCCAGGCGAGGCGACCGTTTGCCAGATCAGCGAAGGGTGATGCCATTGATTAAGACCTTTCAATCGTGAAAGCACCAAACTGCGGCGCACCGGCATGTAAACCAATAGCGGTGAGTATGCGAGTTTTAAGATCAGCTATCCGTAGGTTCGTCTGCCCTGAGGCAGTGCTGCCCGGGCCATTGCCAGATTCGATACGAACCTTGTAGAGCGAGCCTGTATCCCACTTCACCGGACCGGCTTCAGACCGCATGTCATCGCGTGATGGTGTGGCGCCAGGCCTGAGGCCTTCGTACACCTTCACCTCGCCGAGGTGAGCGGTGCGATCAGCGATGAGATCAGCCTGATCGGTTTCGAGGATGATGATTTCATCAATCCAGGCCTGCACCCTCGGCACGGTGGAGGGACTGACGGTTGCGAGACCGTTCATGAGATCTGTAACCTTCGCCATGGCGGTATGGCTGACGGTGATACCGGCATACTCGCGAATCAGATCACGGTCGTCAGGGTTGGTGGCCCGCCAAAGGGGATCAAGAGCGGCGAGGGCCATGGGTAGCAAGCTGATGGTTCAGGGTTCCCGAGATCATGCCTTGGGTTTGCGGCGCACCCGGCTCCGGCGCCTGGCCGGCGGGCGATCGGAGCGGCCCGTAGCGGCGCGGTAGGTAGCCATCACCTCACGGTCATACTTCCGGCCGGTCTTGAGGCCAGCGGCCACTTCAGCGACGAACTCATGCGGGTTGGTCTTGGCGTACTGGCTGACACGGCCGGCGATCTTGCGGCCGGCTGTGGTCATGCCGAGCGGCCACAAGGATGGGCCCACGTGGCGATTCTTGGCGTGCGCGACTTCATGGGCCACCAGGCCACGGGGATCAGAAGTCGAAAGCCAACCCTTGCGCCGTAGCTCGCGTTGCTGACGAACGGGATCCGCGAACCACTTGTTGCGGCTGTTGACCGATAACCGGCCGCCCTTGCTGGTGACGTGCACCTCAGCGATGGCGCCACGGCTTGCGGTACGAAGTGACCGGGTATCGCGGAACTGACCGGATTTGAGCGCATCAGCGATGAACCGATCGACGTTCTGCTTCCGGTTGGTGCCGAAGCTTGACGACTGCGGCCTGAAGCGGCCGACGGTGCCGACGGGCCTGGCGTTGGCGTTCATCAGCTCCCCGGGGCGGAACTTGCTGGTGGCCTTACCGCTGCTGGCGAAGCGTCCCCGCGCGTCGCGGCGATAGCGGCGGGGCATGGACCCCCTTCTGATCTCCTGTCAGGGTTCCCGCTGCCCCCGCCACCCCAGCCCAATAAGAAAGGGCCCCGAAGGGCCCCCCCTAACTTCCCAGAGTCCGCCTGGTTGGCGCCGCGTCGGGCTCTGGATCGTGTCACCCACCCGGAATTTGAGTGAGCTTCCATCCGATGATAGCGGCCCTTCCCACAGTTGGTGCACCTATCGGGGGCGCGTGGGTCCAAACCACAAGCCCCCCCACTCCTGGCAAAGAGTGAGGGGCCCAAAGCGTGGCGGTTCTACCGGAACCAATGACGTGAGTGTAACCCCCTTAGGACCGGGCTGTCATGGCTGCAGTTTCAAGTTAGTTATGGTTAATCATGGGCCAGCATTGGCGAGACTCTGCGCCCCAGATGTCTAGGTTCACCGCAAAGCAAAGCCATATCAGCCGGAGTACTCGCGGGTTGTGATCGTCCGGTGCCTGAACATGAATCCGTGGCCGCCAGAACCACCACATAAAGCTAAAGCGGCTCCGGTAAACATCAAACGGCTCCTCCCATCCTCTAGGAGCAATAAAAGCACGGGGTCGAACAAGTCGAGCTTTTGCCATTGGGATCTTCCTGTTGACTTTGACTAGGTGAATCATAGCCTTACTACCTGCTCGCCGCCCAGCCTCCCCCTGAGCACCGCGACCGCAGCATCGACCTGATCCGCTTCGCAGAACAGGTGCCGCGTGTGATCGTCGTCGATCTCGATCGACAAGCCCACCATCGGTTCATAGAAGCTGTGCACCTCATCGGCGCAGCATTGCCAGACGCCTAGATCACTGGCGATGTCCGGGCCGCTGCGATTGGCGGGGAGCTTGATGCGGTGGAGCACGCTCATGGCTTAATTCCAGCAAGAGCTTCACAGGTTTCAGAGAGCACGATGCCCTTGTCGGTTCTCCATTCAAGACTGCTCATAGCTAAACCTCCGGCTTATCGCGGAAATCTGGTCCTGGCGCAAGCACGCCATCATCGACCAGTGTGGTGGCGTTGATCTCGGCTGCTAAGCGTGCAAGTACGCCGAGAGTTTCGTAGCCAGTCAATTCGTGCTGATAGACGCAGTCGCGAAGTTCCTCGTACAATCGATCAGCGGGGGTCATAGCTGCACCTCCGGCACAGCCGGCAGATCCCTTTTCACCATCGTCGTCACCTTCCCCTCGGCATCAACCCGGATCCTGTGGTAACGCCTCGGCTCACCGTTCTTCGGCTGCAGCAATCGCCCGACGGCGGTCACCACCGTGCGATCACTCGGCATCTGCCTCACCCTCTTCGCCCTCTTCGGCATTGCTGCTCGCCGAAGCAATCAAATCGGCCTTAACCAATTCCAAAGCGCCGATCGCCTCGAACACGCCCATCCCGCGTTCGCCATACTCCTCAACCGCCGCAGCGATCACCTCGTAGAACTCCTGAGCCATTCATCGGATGCGACTGCCTCAGGGTTCCCCGGCCTAACCCTTCCGCTTCCTACCGATGGTGCCCTTCACTCCGCCTTTCATGAACTGCGGCCCCTGCTTGGTGCCGGCAGCAAACTTCTGGTTGTGTTCAGCATTTGCCCAGAGCTGCGCACGGCCTTTCCGAGTCTTCTCCTTGCCGGCATAGAGGCTTTCATTCCTGCCCTTCAGCCTGCTGCCGATGCCGGTGAGGCCCTTCTCCTGCAGACGCTTGGTGGTGGCATTATTGGCAGCCGTAACCTTGCCGCCTGTGCTGGAGCCACGCTTCCCCCCACCACTCTTCCCTTTGGCAAGGGCGGCACCACCACCACCGCCGCCGGCAAACCGGCCGTTGGAATCTCGTTTGTAGCTTCGGGCCATTGTTGGCGGAGGGGCAGCTTGCCTCAGTGTTCCCCCCAAGCCACCTCGACATCAGGCTGCCTGGCACGCTCGCCCAGCAGGTTCGCCAGCCAATAGCGGCCCTTCGGATCCAGCGTGCGGGTGAGCTGCTGCGTGAGCCGCAGCCCTTCCTCATCCGGCAGCAGGGTTGCCACACGCCGCAGGCCCATGCGTGCCGCATCCCGATCCCTGATCTGGATGCAGACCTGCAAGAGCAGAAACAACCGAAGCGAATCGCTGGGGGGGATCATGCCCTCTATCGTCGCACTCAGGACTACGACTGGCCAGATCAAAACCTGACTGCCGGGGCTACCGTCTTCGTCCGCTTCGGATCCTTGTACCGCTCCGATGGCGTGATGGCGTTGAGGGCCTTCTTGAGTTCGGCCGCCAACCGGGCATCGTCCCAGCCCTTCGCCTCCTGCAGTTCCTTCTGCGCCTGGGCCTGTGATCTCCGCCAGTAGTCGGCATCAAGCAGGATCTCCCGATCGGCCTTGTTTTTCTCCTCCACCGCTTCGTCCATCACCGGGCTGAGGCTGCAGCGACACCTCGGGTGGGCGTTGCCGGTGATCTCCCCGATCTTGTAGATGTTGCCGTGACGGCTCACGCACAGCGGGCAGGTTCGTTCGTCCTTGGTGGCGATCCACTGGACGTAGTTGAAGCCCGACTCCTTGGATGTCCGCAGCTGGGCATCGACATAGGCGTTGGCGAGCTCGCTCCTGGCAATGAGCTCGGCGCGTTGCTTCAGCCCCAGGCGAGCGGTGATGCCATCCGGATCAGTCGACCCCCGCAGGGCATCCTCAATCCCGCGCTGCATCCGCTTGAACCCGTGGCCCTGGGCCGTGGCGTCGATCACCAGTTGAGTTACCTGGTTCCTGAAACGCAGCGTCTCCGATTGGATGTACCCCGTGGTGATTTCGCTGGCCGACCACATCGCGACGGTGTTAGGCGCCCCGAACTGCTCCGTGATCGCATCGGTGATCGTCCGCTGCAGGTCGATCGCCAGGTCGCCGCCGAGAGTCATGGCCGCGCCGAGGTCGTCCTGCAACTGCTGCTGCAGCCGCCTCAGCTCCTCATCCGGCAAAAATCCTTGCGCTGCATCCACCAGAGCCCGGAGCCTTGAGGAGGTGTCGGCGATGGAGTAGGCCAGGGGCCGGCCACCACTGGCGCTGGTCTGCCCTGGATCGAGGAACAGCCGATACCAGCGTCGCAGGTCGGCCAGCATCGACTCCAGCGACCGCTCCATCGCCTCGTTCAGGTTCGCGGCGGCCTGGTTGCCGATCAGCTCCAGCCGGTCGGCGTAGGAGTCAACCAGGCGCTGCTGCTCGGGGCCACTGCTCATTGGACACCGGCAAGGGCGGACTCAGCCGGCACTGTTCCGTCCATGCCCATCAGGCCAGGGATCTGATCCAGCCCAGGTGTCTTGGGCCGGTTGGCCTCCCGCTTCCGATCCTCCTCCTCCAGCAGCTTGAGTTCGTCGTCTGCTGTCTGGTCCGGCGGGAGCATGCCCGCACGTGCCACCAGCTCAACCACCGATTTTCGGGTGAGCAGGCTGGAGTCGTAGAGGTCCTGAGCCGTGTCCAGCTGTTCCTTGGTGACCGGCTGATCAAACACTCCGCTATCAAGATCAATGCCAGCGCCGGGGACGATGGGTTCGCCGGTGAACTGGCACCAGATCCGGAACAGGCTTTCCATGGCCGAGCTCTTGCCTTCGGCCATCGATGTGAGGCTGGCCTGCAGCTGTGCGCTCTCCAGCAGGCTCTGGGTGGCCGTCTTCTCGGTGGAACCCGACAGCAGGAAGTTCATCGTCTGCCTATCGATTAGGTTCTCGATGTGTTTCAGGTGCTCAACATGCTGCGCCAGGCTGCTGCCGGCTACTTCTTCGAACGCGAAGCTGCCATCCACCGGCAAGTCCAAGCCGCTGTTCGGGCCGAGGATCATCGTCGGCGTGCTGCCATTAGGGCCCGTATTGAGCATGCCCTTCCGCACCGGCACCGGCATGGCGGTCTTGTGCAGCAGTTCTTTCAGGTCGCTGTACTCGCGGAACCAGTCCAGGGTGAGGTTTGCAAGCGAAAGCAGAGGCAGCTGACCACGCCCAAAACCAGCCCGGCTGCCGCTGTACCAGACAACCGGTGGATTGTTCATTGGATTATTCCTTGAGTCCAAGAACTGGCCCTTGAGTTCTTCCCCGTTATCGTCAAGGACGGCTTCAACACGCAGTCCAGTCATTCCCTCCACCAGCTTCACGACTCTCCATTCGCCGCGGAACATGACGCGATAGCGGGGCTCAATCTCAACCCCATAATCTCCCTTTTCTACCTCACTCCATTCAAGAATGGAAACTGCTACTGGTAGATCGATGCCTTGTACCTTTTCGGTTCGCCAGTTGACGACGTTTTGCCGCAAAGCATAGGCAAGATAGGGACGTCTTCCGGTGCTTATCTCGTTGGTTCGATCACCGGCCTGCCCTCTTGGCATGTCAACCGTGAGCAGCACGCCGCCATCGCGCAGCGACATGGCATCTGCCATCATCCAGTAGGCCTTGAGGCTGTTACCGTCTGAATCGATGTTTGACTGGTTGGCGCGGAGCAGATCCGGGGCATCCCGCAGCTCGAAGCGACTCAGCGCACCGGCGTAGGCAACGATTGCATCACGGTAAAACGATGGATAGCTGCTACGAAGTAGTCGGTTCTTATATGCTTGCGGCGGCTCTTTTGGTTCCTTCGGCAGGTACGCTTCCTTGCCATTGCGCAGCAGCTCCCAGCAATCGTCGGCAAGTTGTAGTTCTTTGGTTACATCAGCAAGCGCCGGATGCACGAACGACGGCAGGCTGTGATCCTTGGTCGGATGCGAGATCGTCTGCAGCACGTTCCCTGATGCCGTCTAGTACCTGGCTCAGGGTTCCCCATTTGTTTCGTCCGGTTCGATCATCATGGTGAATAGATCGGCCTGCACGGCATCTGCCATCAATTCGGATGCGCTGCGACGTGTGGCGCGGTTCATGCGTCGCGGCTTACTGCTGTTTGAAGCCAGCACCTCAAACCCCAGAGGCATCAGCTCCATCCCGCCGGTGGCCCTGTTTCCCACCAGCGCTCGCACCTTGCTCCTGAACTGCTGCAGCGGCCCGTGTGGGATCGGTATGCGGCGAGGGTTGCCCCAGAACTCTTCGATCGCTTTCCGGTCGGCCTTGCAGATCGCGCCATAGGCCTGCTCCAGTACCGCCCACGCCATCCGCTCCCGCTCTGTCGCCTGTTCGTCCTCCTCGGCGATCACAAGCTGGTCATCTAGTCGGTCGCTGGCAGGTTCGTGTTTGTGCTCCAGCTCGACTGTGCCCTTGTGGCAGCCAAGGATCTCCTGCACATCGGAGACCGTGATCCGCTGCCCGTCCGCCACCATCCGATCGCAGACTTGCTGCGGCCTCAGGCCCTGCTGGGTGAGGCGCCGCACCGCGGGCCCAAGTTCCCGCCAGTAATGGGGAAACTTGATGGCGAAGGTTTTGTCGCGGATGAATTGCTTCATGGCGCCCTTAATGAACGGCACTGCGAAGCTGCTGAGGGCATAGGCCCTGCCGGTGATCGGGTTGATCCGCTCCGGGTCGTAGAGCCGGCATGCCTTCAGCAGCCCCACCCATGCCGGCGTCTCCAGCTCGGCCACCGCCATCCCGATCGAGCGTGCGAAGCGGTTGGCGCAGTCCATCGCCAGGAGCTGGTTCTTAACGGCAAGCTGCTCGCTGTGCTCGGTGGGTGGTGGGAACTGGCCGAGTTTCGACAGGTCCGGCTGTTGGCCGCTGGAGGTGGCTGCGGCCGCCGGCTTCCGCTTGGTGGTGCTGGGCGCCCGTGCCGGCGGCCGGATGCTGTTGGTGGGCTTGCTGGTGCGTGACTGGGTTGCCATGGGGAGATCAGGAGTAGATGTTTTCGTCATCGTCATCAGCGACGGCATAGTCGCCAGCGCTGTAGCCATAGCTGACGGTGGTGAAGCGCATAGGGCCGGTGCCGGCGGCGAAGTTCAGCACCTGCGACGTCTCGTCCACCAGGTCGTCAAACGTGCCCGATGGGAACTCCAGCAACTGGCCCACGTACTCTGCCCGCCATGGCGCATGGCGATGTATGAACACACGGCGCTGCTTGAACTGCACCGCAGCAGCTTCCGCTCGGGCGACCTTGCCGCCCATCGGATCCACCTCGATCACGGAATAGCCCCGAGCCTCCCGCTTCAGCGTGTCGATAATCGCCGAGCCGTTCGCCTTGTCTTCTACCAGCAGCGTGTCGAACTTCCACGCGGGCTGTAGCGCTCGCAGGGTGTCAAGGGTGTCGTTAAAGCCCATCCGGCGATTGATCTGATCCAGCCGGTACATCGCCTCCTGTGTCTGCAGCCACATGCCGATGCCCACCATGTCGGTGCCGGCGGAATCCTTGAATGTTGCGTCAAGGCTGGCAATACGCCGAATCCCTACATCCGTCAGCACTACATCATTAGGCAATCCAGTCTCACCGGGCAAGATGAAGTAGCCAATGTGGTCGGTTTTGAATATCGTCCCCTGCGCATCCGTCGGATCTTGCTGATAGATCGCATCCCAGTCACGGGCTGGGGTGTTGGCTTTCTTCCTGCGGATCCACCGCTCGTCGTAGCGGGTCGGGTCCAGCGCTTCACCAGGCTGCCGGTGGTCACGTTCCCTTGTGACCGTCTTGGGCAGCAACTTGATGTTGTTCGCCGGCTTCGCCTCAATCGGCAAGCTGACCACGTGCCATGGCTCGCACTCTTCATCCAGTCCTTCCTTCTCTAGTTCCTCGTTCTTCTTGAGCAGGTAGCCGATAAGGTCGAGCTTGTGCCAGCGCGTATGAATGATGACCTTTGCATCATTCGGTTCTTCCCTGGTGTTCAGTACTGAATCCCACCAGTTATGAACCTGCCGGCGGACCGCGGCAGAGTCCGCTTCTTCCCGGCCCTTGATCGGGTCGTCGACGATCAGCAGATCAGCCGGCATCCCCGTTCCCTTGCCGATGCCAGCGACCCACACTCCTCCGCCCTCGTGCGTCTTCCATCGCTCTTTGCCGGCAGCGCTCGGGTCAAGGGTGCCGCCTGATGCCACGAAGTAGTCGCGGCACGCCTGGCCAAACTCCGTCGCCAGGGTGTTGCTATGGGCGCCGATGCCAACGGTGCGCGATGGGTAGCGGCGGACGAAGTAAGCCGGAAGGAAGCGGCTGAAGATGGTGGACTTGAAGTGCCGCGGGGGAAGTTCAACCATCGCTCGCGGCAGCTTGCCATCAGCGATCTGCTGGCCAATGGCGATTAGACGTTCGGTGTGCTTAGAAAACCCAAAGACAGGGAAAACGTCGGCAATGAACTCGCGGAATGATTTTGTATATGATTCGGATTTTGTCTTAGGAGCGACTTTTTTTTTGCTCAGCTCCAGCCTGGCAATCGCCGCGCCAATCGGATCAGCCGTCAGCATCGGTTTCTTGCTGCGGCAGCACGTCACCCAGACCGCGGGCCTGAAGCTGCAGCAACACTTCGTGCTTCTGTTCGACGGTCAGGGATTGCGTGGCTTCAATCGCAGAAACGACGCCATCCATTTGCCGCTGCACCGCACGTTTTGCGGCGGCATTGTCGGACCAATTATGGCGCCAGTGGACAGAATGAGTGAGAAGCCACTGCGAGTCTTTGGAATCTCCGCCGTGGATCTTTTGGAGGTGGGATAGTTCGCCCTCTGCGCGGCCCTCTTGAACTGCCGCCAAAAACGCCATTTCAAGCTCATCGCCAGTTCCCGCCTTTGCACGGCTGACCCACAGCCGCCATGCCTGCTCTGAAATGCCACAGGCCGCGGCGATCGTCTTGTTCGGTGCGCCCGAAGGGACCAGCTTGCGCACCTTCTCAATCAGCTCAGGGGTGAGCTTGCGCTTTCGGCCGGCTTCGGAGGTGGTGGCGAGTGAGGATGTCACCCGGCAGGGAGCAAAACCGCGGCCCAATCCTAGTCGTTATCACGACAATACCGCAAGGGGTTAAGAGGTCTGAACCAATGTGAAGCCGGCCCTGCAGCCAGCGGTTTCCTATTAGGGTTCCATCCAGTGGTCTCGGTCCCGATCGCGACCCCCTCATCCTGTTCCCCTAGGACCATGCTCACCCCACGGTCTGCCAGCCGCTGGCAGCTCAGGCCGATCTCTGCCAGGGCCGGCACCCAGCCCGATCGGTCGCTGGTGTGCCGCGAAACGCAAGCCCGTATTGCCGCACGCCGTCTGGCCCGAACTGCTGGTGCGCCGGTGTTCGCCTACCAGAACCACGCCCAGACCTGCTCGTTCGTCGCCTGGCCATGACCCTCACCCCTTCCCTCACATCCCTGCTGCCGGAGGACGAACTGACCGAGGCTCGTGCTGCCGATGGCACCCTCACACCCGCCGGCCAGGCGCAGGTGTCGCGGTTGTGTTTCCGGATCCTGGAGCTGCAGCACATGGCGGCCCAGATCAAGCTGCGGGAAGCCGCCGCTACAGCCTCGCTGGTGGCGGCAATGGGGCTGGGTGTAGATCGCGTCATCGCGCCGATGCCCGATGGCGACCAATCCACTGCCCTGCTCGTGGAAGCAGATCCGAACGCCGGCTGGTTGCGGCCGAAGTTCACCGAAATCCCGCTCCTTCTCCCTGGTGATCACCCATGAACATCTTTCAAGGGCTGTGGTCGTGGGTGATCCGCAGCAACGCCGGCCACCGCCCCCGTCGCGATCCATCGGCCATCAGCGACCTGGGCCGCATCCTGCTGATGGCGCAGGTGAAGGCCACCGTCATGCGTCACCCGATCGCAGTCGGGACACCGCTCAAAGGCGGCATGATCGAGGCCCGGATCGATGGCCACCGGCTGCGCGATCCGCAGTGGGTGCCGTGGATCCGTGAGCAGCCTGAGTTCCTGCATCCGATGGCCATCCGCCAGGACGACGCCACCACCCCATGGGAGGTGTGGATCGAGTTCGGCGGTGATCGCACCAAGCTGGCGGAGATCTACGGCGGGTTGCAGACCGAAGCGCTGTTCCTCGCCCAGCAGGC